GACGAAACTCGCCAAGGGTGGCAAGACCAATCAGCAGATGCGCGAACTCGGTCGCGGTCTGGCAAAGGTTGCTAACCAGAAGAAGTCTTCGTTCACCTACAAGAAGGGTGGCTGAAATGGCTAAGTTCAGCAAGAAGATGATGGGCAAGGAAGTCGGAGACGCCTCCGTCTACGCCGAGCCCCACACGATGAAGGGCGGCAAGGTTGCCCTGGGCAACGGGACTCAGAAAGAGCCTACCGCTGCCAATCGTGTAAACATGTCTGTTGGCAACATCACCCGCGCTGGGTACAACCCTGAGCCCAAGACCTCGGGTATTAAAACCCGTGGTAATGGTTGTGCCACCAAGGGAACGATGGCCAGGGGGCCGATGGCGTGAACTACGCGCAGTTGAAGACCGCTGTTGAGGATTACACGGAGAATTCTTTCTCCGCGACTGACTTCGCCACTATGACGGAGTTGGCCGAACAAAAAATCTACAACACTGTTCAACTGCCGGTACTTCGTAAGAATGTCACGGGTACTCTGACGGCCAACAATAAGTACCTTCAGTGCCCCTCGGATTTCCTGTCAGTATTTTCTCTGGCGGTGATCCTTGCGGATGGCTCCTACGAGTACCTGCTTGATAAGGATGTGAACTTCATCCGTCAGGCATACCCGACCCCTACAAGCACAGGCACCCCCAGGTACTACGCGATCTTTGGCCCGCAGTCCAGTGATCCCAAGGAGTTGGTCTTCATCGTTGGGCCAACACCGAGTGCAAGCCTGTCGGTGGAGTTGCACTACTTCTACTATCCCGTTTCCATCGCAGATGCGGTACTTAATCCTAGCGGCACTTCGTGGCTTGGCGACAACTTTGACTCTGTGCTGTTTAACGGCGTGATGGTCGAGGCTGCGCGGTTTATGAAGGAAGAGCCGGACGTGGTTGCCATGTACGAGCAACAGTTTGCTCAGTCTCTGATCCTGTTGAAGCAACTGGGCGATGGCAAGAACCGTCAAGACGCTTACAGGAACGGGCAGGTTAGGGTGAAGGTCGGCTGATGACAATCGTTCAAACGCAGACCACCTCCTTCAAGAAGGAGTTGTACCAGGGCATCCATGATCTCACGACGGATGTCCTGAAGATTGCTTTGTACACCGGCAACGCAGACCTGAACGAAGACACCACCGTTTACACCACGACGGCAGAGATCACGGGGACTGGGTACTCGGCGGGCGGCAAGACGCTGACCGGCACGACCATCAGCAGTTCTGGATACACGGCCTTTGTGGACTTTGACAATGTGGAGTGGAACCCCGGCGCGTTTACAGCACGGTGTGCTTTGATCTACAACTCCAGTAAAGCCAACCGTTCCATCGCCGTGTTGGACTTTGGGTCAGACAAGACCTCGACCACCACCTTCACCATTGTCATGCCGGTCAACGACGCTAACAGTGCCTTGATCAGATCATCGAACTAACATGTTTTCAGCAGACGGATCAGCAGAAGTCGGCACCGTTTTGGTTCACTCGGTGAGCCATCGCGGCTTTACGCCTGACGAACTTGCAGAGCAGGCTCTGAACAAAATCATTTATGTGGGGGATCAATCCCATCCGGCCATCCGCGATCAGGCCAACGCCTATCGTGACCATATCCGGGCGGTGTTGACCTTCTATATGCAGCGTGCAATTCAGTCGAACAATACGACTCTTGCAAACCGGCTCCGTGAAGCGGGCCATCCTGAACTTGTAAAACTTTTGGAGGCTTGAAATGCCCGGATTCACCACAGCAATGCCGACCTCCTTCAAGGTAGAAATCTTGAGGGCTGTCCACAACTTCACTGCCTCGACAGGTAACACCTTCAAGATCGCTCTTGGCAAGGCTACTGCGTCCGTCACCGGCACTTATGGCGCTGCCACGACGAGTTACACCGACCTGACCGGCAATAGCGACGAACTGCCCAACGGCAGTGGCTACACCACGGGCGGCAACACGCTGACCTCGGTTACGCCGGTTTCTGATGGCACCACGGCAGTCTGCGACTTTGCGGATACCACTTGGACCTCGGCCACGTTCACCACGTCTGGCGCGATCATCTATAACGACACGGCGTCGGGCGATCCTGCTTGCGCGGTGCTGTCGTTTGGTGGTGATCAGCAAGTGTCGTCTGGTGACTTCACGATCCAGTTCCCATCTGCCACAGCCTCGACCGCCATCATTCGGATTGCGTAAGTGAGTTGACGTGGCCGGATGGGGTAAAGGTGCGTGGGGCACCAACACTTGGGGCGGCACTAATGTAGTAGTGCCCCTTGATGGTTGGGGCGTAGACACCTGGGGCGCAGGCCCCTGGGGTCAGAACAGCATTTCCGTACAAGGTACGGGTGCTGTTGGCACAGTATCGTTCTCCGTTTCGGTCACGTTTATCCCGACAGGGGTTTCCGGTACCGGTGCAGTCGGTACCACAACACCGCAGGTCCGGTTCACGCTCACGGGAGTATCGGCAAACGGTCAGATTGGCACCGTCACTCCAGAGGTGGTGTTTACGCCAGCAGGAGTCCAAGGCGTTGGGCAAATTGGCAACTTCTTTGTCAACGTCAACGACTTCATCATCCCGATTGGGGTCGAAGGTGTTGGCGCAATTGGCACCCCATTCCTGCGGATTGGCAAGGCCATCACGGTTACGGGGGTTCAGGGCACAGGTGCCGTTGGCACAACGCTGCCGCAGATTAACTTTACCCCGGCGGGCGTCCTGGGAACAGGCAGTGTTGGCAGCGTCACCTTCAAGGTTGATGAAACCATCATCCCGACAGGCGTCGCCGCAACCGGTGCGGTTGGCACCGTTTCGCTCATCTATAACGGCGGGGTATCCCCGACGGGGGTTGTTGGTACCGGTGCAGTTGGAACCGCAGTTGCTAACGTCATTAAGGCGCTCACTGGGGTTTCAGCGACTGGACAAGTTGGCACTGTTACCTTCAAAATCAACGACAGTATCACGGTCACTGGAGTGCAGGGCACGGGCGCTGTCGGAACTGTTTTGATTCGCGGATGGTCGGTAATCAATACCAATCAGAACGCGGGTTGGACAATCATCAATACGCAATAGGAGCATTAGATGCCCACCTCATACACCTCCCTCCTGGGCCTCGCCCTGCCGGTCACCGGAGAACTGTCTGGCACCTGGGGTGACACGGTCAACGACTACATCACCCAGTATGTAGATGCCGCCGCCGCAGGTACGCAGACCATCAGCGGTTCCCAAACGGCGGTAACGCTCACGGTTACCAATGGCACTTCACTGACCCAGGTTGGCTCTGGGTCTTCTGGCTCTGCCCAGTACGCGGTGATTAACTGCACGGGCAATCCGGCGGGCTTGCTGACCATCACGGCTCCAGCGTCAAGCCGCAACTACTTGATCATTAACGCAACGTCCACCAGTCAATCGGTCAAGATTGTTGGAGCGGGCCCGACCACGGGTGTGACTTTAGTGGCAGCAGAAAGCGCCATCGTCGCCTGGAACGGCAGCGATTATGTGAAGGTTGCATCGAGCACAGCGGATGGTGTGACGACCTTCAGCGCGGGTACCACGGGCTTCACTCCCTCAACCGCCACCTCCGGCGCAGTTACCCTGGCAGGAACGCTTGCCACAACCAACGGCGGAACTGGGCTGACGACGTTTACAGCCAACCAAATTTTCTACGCATCGTCTACGAGCGCCATCGGGCAGTCGGCGGGGCTGACGTTTGACGGCACCAACTTTGCGACTACGGGCACGTCGTCTGCCACCAAGTTCATTCCGACTGGCGGCACCGCCACCGGCAATGGCGTATTCCTGCCCGCCTCCAACACCCTCGGGTTTAGCACCAACGGCACCCAGTCGATGACGCTGGATTCGACCGGCAACTTGTTGGTTGGTGTTACGTCGCTCAACCGGCTTAACAGCAGTTCTAATCAGCACTCCATCACGGTTGGCAACAGCGGCACAGACGCAAGTTCGGCGGCTGAAATCTATGCCTATAGCGCCGCAATTGCGGATACCCGAGTGCTTGGCGGCGTGGTGTTTGGTACCACAGGCACAGCAGCAGCCGAGAAGCGGTCTGCGATTGTTGCGTCCCGCCTGAGCGCGGCGTCTGGCACGACCATTACGGCCAACCTTGAGTTCTACACCAACAACGCAGGCACTCTTGCAGAACGTGCTCAGATTACCGCAGGTGGTCAGTTTGCTCTGAGTTCGGATGGCAGCGCCGCTGCCCCGGCAATTACCCGCTCGACGGACCTCAACACGGGTATCTTTTTCCCGGCAGCAGATGAGATCGCGTTTGCTGAGGGCGGCGCTGAAGTGTTGCGGATTACCGCTGCGGGCTTTACCCGTCCGGTGGCCTACGCTGACACGGTGGTGGCTCTGGGCAATTCTGGAACCTCCACGACCATCAACCTCCAGACCGCCAACGTGTTTACAGCCACGCTGACCGGCAACTGCACATTCACGCTGTCCAACCCCATCGCCACGGGCTCGTCTTCGTTCACGCTGATCTTGACGAACGACGGTACTGCCGGTAGAACTGTGGCTTGGTCTGGCGGTAGTTTTGTTTTCCCTGGCGGGGCAGCGTCCCTGTCTCGTACAACCACGGCGAACGCCGTCGATGTTTGGGTTTTCTTCACCCCGAACGGAGGCACGACTTGGTACGGCAATATCGCCATGAAGAATATGACCGCTTAATAGGAGCACGAAATGGCTTTAGATGCACAACAGCAGTTCCAACTTGATCTGGAAAACGCCCGTCACGCAAATCAAATGGCCGCGCAGGCCAAGCAGGCAAAACTAGAGGCCGTGCGGCTTGCCAAGGAAACCCTGATTGAGAACGCCCGCAGCAAGCCTGTGGACACTCGTGAAGTGACTGCGGCTGACATCACGGCTTTTGCTGCTGCGCTTGAGGCGTATGTAAACGCTTAATGGAAGGCTTTGCCTACTTCCCGGCTATCGTCTACCGAGATGAGCGGCCCGACTTGGCTGAGAAAGTTCTGCCGACATGCATCCAATACTTGGATCAAGTTCGCAAGCCCGAGTGGCCGATGTCTCAGTCCGCCCATCTCGCGCACGATCCTGCCTTCAGGGAAGTGGCAGATTACCTTCTGTTGTCAGTGGTAGACCTGCTTCGTGGTCAGGGCTACGCGGTAGACAAGTACGACTTCTACCTCTCCGGCCTCTGGGCGCAGGAGGTCAATCGAGGGGCGGGCACCAATGTGCATGTCCACAAGAACAGCCAGATGTGCGGGTGGTTCTTCCTCGAAACCCCGCAGGGTGGTGCGTACCCAATCTACCACGACACCCGCATGAACAAGTCCATGATCGAACTGGACTTTATGCAGGGCGAAGAGGTCAGCAACGCCACCAACATCATCCACTTCAACAACATGGTGCCTGGAACCGTGATGTTCGCCAACTCGTGGATGCAGCATCAACTGACCGGCAGCAACGCCGACATCCCGACACGGTGCATTCACTTCATCGTGTCCCACAAGGAGCGCCCGTGCAGCATGTGCTGACGCCTTACGCCACCGCCATCGAACCGTTTGTTTGGTGGGAAAACGGCTTTACGGAGCAGGAACTGAACTGGCTCCAAGAACAGGCCCGTAAGTCCGATCAGCGTGCCCAGGCCGGAGGCGCAAGAAACGAAGAGGAACTGAAGCAAATTCGCCGGGCGCAGGTATCATGGCTGGAGAAGACAGCGGAAACCACCTGGGTGTTTGAAAAGTTGGGGCACATTGCTTGTTACCTTAACGCCCAGTACTTTCGGTTTGACTTGACGGGTTTTGGAGAGCCTATTCAATTAACCAACTACGATCAATCAGAACACGGGATGTACGGATGGCATCAGGATTACAACGCCAAGGTCAGCCGCAAAATCAGTCTGGTGCTTCAACTGACCGACCCGAGCCAGTACGAGGGAGGAAACCTCCAAGTAATTACTGGTGGTCAGCCGCAAACCGTTCGCAAACAGCGGGGTCTGGTGGCAGCGTTCCCTTCGTATGTACTCCACCAAGTAACCCCTGTGACAAACGGTAATCGTCAATCTCTTGTGGCTTGGGTTTCCGGCCCCGCATTCCGATGAACGCTGAATATAAAGACTTCATTGCCATCTACCGGGACGTGTATCCGGAAGGGTATTGCCAACATCTGATCAAAGAGTTTGATCGTCTGGTGGAGTCGGGAGCGGGCACAAACCGTCAGCGCGGAGAGGGCGCTTTTAAGCATGCAAAAAACGACATGCAGTTGGGGCTGAATTTTGGAGCGCATACGGCGGCAGATTTCAGCGGAAAGCGTTCAACAGATGTGTTTTTTGACGGCCTTCAGCGGTGTTATGACGCCTATACAGAAGAGTTTTCTGTGTTAAAAAATGGGCGGATTACTGGCACTGCCATGAAGATGCAGCGAACTGATCCTGGTGGTGGGTATCATGTATGGCATGGCGAGCAAGGAAATGGCGAACATGCTGACCGTGTTTTGGTCTACATGCTGTACTTAAATACTTTGTCGGTTGAAGAGGCCGGAGAGACGGAGTTTTTATACCAACAGCGCAGGGTGCGGCCCATTGAGAATACGATGGTGCTTTGGCCTGCCACATTTACACATGCCCATCGCGGCAATACTGTTTTTGGTGAACGCAGTAAGTATATTGTTACCGGCTGGTTCTACTACGAGTGAGGAAAAAATGCCCGCAGGAACTCCAAAAATTGCAATGTATGGTGGGGCACTTACGCCCGGAGGATCACAAACATTCAACACGTCTGGCACATGGACTGCGCCCACCGGGATTACAAAAATTTCTGTAACAGGTCGTGGCGGCGCAGGCAATCCTGGAAATGCTGGCAATCCTGGTAATGGCGGAAATGGCGGCGGCGGTGGACGAGGTGGAGCAAGTATTTCTTGGTCGGGTGCTTGTTTTTGTAATGCTAATATTTCGCAAGTAACTGCCGGTGGGTGCAGGGGGTTGGCATCTGGCAGCAATGATGGTAATGGAAGTACAGGCAATTCGGGGTCTTCTGGGAGCGCCGGTACTGCAACAGCGTCAACTGCGCTAGGTTATAACTTTGCTGCCGGAACCGGCGGCAATGGTGGCAATGGTGGAACAGGCGGAAATCTAGGAGGTGTCGCCGTTTCAGGAAATCAAGCGCAATGGTTTAACTGTTTTTCCACAGGAAACCGAGGTAACGGTGGCGGCGGCGGCGGTTTTTCTGGCACTCGAAATGGAGGAAATGGCGGGGCTTCTCCAGGTCAATCCGGCGGCGGTGGCGGCGGCGGCGCAGGGGGTACCAACAATGGTAACGACTCATCAGGTATACCACCAGGAACTGGCGGAAATCCGGGCGGGGGTAATGGCGCTAGCGGCGGACCTTTTGGCAGTTGTGGTGCGCAAGGTGGTCAGTCATTTCCAGCCAATTCTAGAGGCGGCGGTGGCGGCGGCGGTGGCGGCGGTATGGTTACACAAGCCAACGTAAACCAAGGTGGCGGTGGTGGCGGTGGTGGCGGTGGCGGCGGAAGGGGCGGGGTTGGCAACCCAGGCAATCCTGGTAATTCTGGTAATGCCGCTCCCGCAGCAACGACATTTAATTGTGTCACGGTGACTAGCGGCGCGAACTACCCAATTACAGTTGGTGGTAGTGGTTTCGTTAACATCAGTTGGAACCCGCAATGAACGGAAAAGTGGCAATGACGGCAGAAGAATTGCATAAGCGTGCGGAACTTGATGCGCGTTTAGAATCCTTCAATCGCGCACGCTCTTTCACTGTTGGCACTTGTTTTGGCGGGACAGTGGAAGTGTCCATGCGACGTGGAGATGGCTCCAACACCTTTGCCATCCTTCAGCCGGTGGAGGTGACGGAGATGATTCACCAACTTGCCGCAAGTATCGGATGCCACATTCACATCCAACCGCGCCGAGATTTTGCTAGTTGGCGTGATTGGAAATACACCGAAGAGGAGTTGGCACATTATCGTGGCGTTCAGCCTCTGCCCGGTGTAGGGCATCCACCACATTCAAACGACATGGCCCCGCTGCAAAATAAAGGGCAGGTCTTGCCTGCGCCTGAGCGGCAGCCTGGACTTCAACCCGCCTTAATGGCAAGGAGTAATGAAAATGAGCAAACTCTGGCAACTCAAAAAACTGTCGGACGGAAGCGCACTAAGCGAGCCGCAGCCGCTGCCTGAAAACTGGGGGCCGATCTTCGGCCTGCACGGCTTCATCGACCAGATCGGTGACCTGTCGTGGTTGGGCGAGTCCTACAACGATCAGGGATGGGTTGAGGTAGGTGATGCACCTCCTGGCCCAGTGCCGTCTTCTGCCGCTGAACTTGCGTGGGATCGTGCCAAGAAAATGTTGGCAGAGTCTGATTGGTCTGTCCTGCCGGATGTACCCATGACTTCTGGTGACCGTGCGCTGTGGATTGAGTACCGCCGTGCGCTGCGCGAGATTCGTCTTCAGGCAGGCTTCCCCGACAACATTCAGTGGCCCGCTCGTCCTGAGTGATGGAAATTCAAATACACAGAACGCATAACACAACGTATGTTGTTATAGATTCTTTTTTTGAACCATCAGAAGTTGAAGGGATAAAAAAAGAACTTTTAGATATAAAACGGTTTGCAAGCAGCCCAGAAACAACTGGCACTGCTATTGATGATGGCAAGCAATATAAGAAATCTGGAACTGGTGTGTTTTTGGATGGACTGTACAGCGCAGATAGGTCTAAATCAGAAATACTAACGCACTTTTCAAAATTGTTTAACAAAGATTTTGTAAATGTTTTAGCAAAGTATGATGCCTCGTTTGCCCATTTGTTGTTTTCAACAAAAGACAATACTCTTGTTAACTATTATGGGCATAACGATTATTACAAACCGCACAAAGATGTTTCCATCCTGACGGCAGTGTGTTTTTTTACTTTTGACAATGTTAGTGCTGGTGAATTTGTTTTGCCAGACTATGATGTAAAATTAGATTGCGTAGAAAACCGTTTGATTCTTTTTCATGGGTGTATTGAACATGGGGCAAATCCGGTGGCTGCAAGCAAAAATGGGTTTAGGGTATCAATTGCAAAGTTTATCAACTACAAATAATTGAACAAGTACACGATCCGGTTCAACAAGTCACGCGGACAACCGGGTCGTGGCTCCATGCTTCATGTCTGGCGCGTGTTTGAGGGCAGCAGGGAAATACTTGCCAAGCACGTCAGGATTGAAACCCGGTCGTGGACTGAGTTGGATGCAAACGGGCAGGACTACAACATCGCGTGCCGTGGGCGCATGATGTTCTTTGAGGACACCGACACGGTGGTGATCACGGAGTAAATCATGGCATGGTCAGACGTACTCAAGGCAGTTATCCCCATCGTGGTGGCTGCACTCGCATGGCTACTGGGGCAGGTTGCATCCTTCTCTGAGCGTCTGACCAAGATTGAGGGGCAGATGCCCGCGCTCATCACCAAGGAAGGCGTGCCGACTGACAGTCCGATCAGCGCCGAGCGCAGGGCTATTATGAAAGAGCAAATCTACAAGGACATCAATGACCTTCAGGTCAAGGTCAAACTCCTTGAAGAGCGCGAGAAGTTCTTGAAAGGGAACAAGTAGTGTATGGAGCCGATCACTGGCATTCTCGCGGCAGTCTCAG